GCGTGTACGCAAAGCAGCTGACATCGGCAGGAGCCGTGCAGAGACTATTGCACGTACCGAGATGATACGGAGCGCCCGTGAAGCGCAACGGCAACTCTATACGCAGAACTACGCAGTGCAAGGTTACCGACGGCAGGCTACCCAAGATAGCCGGTTGTGTTTAGCCTGTCTGGCATTGTCTGGCACACTACATAAGACAGATGAAATCATGCCTAGCCACCCTAACTGCCGGTGCGTGATGATTCCTGAAACCTTGTCATGGGCTGAGATTACTGGTGATTCTTCCATCCCTGACACACGCCCAGCGGTAGCAACACCTGATCGGATTCTTGCCGGTCTGTCGGATGCTGACAAGATGGCTATCATGGGACCGACTCGGTATCAGATGTACATGGATGGCAAACCGCTTGCTGATTTTGTGCAGGTGGAGCAGAACCAAGACTGGGGCCCTACAACCCGTGTAGTGCCACTACGTAGCCTCGTATAGGGTGTGTGGGATACTTACGCTATGGACCTGCTAACCGTCTACAGTGATTCTATTAAGTCAGACCGCCTTGGAAGCGTTAAAGGCTACCTTGTGCGCTTTGGCTCTCCTGATACCACCGATCTAGAGGGTGATTACTTCACGCCCCAGACAGACTTTGGATTCCCCATCAAAGCCGGTGAGCGTGTCCCGTTGAATGTGTATTATCACCACGGCATGGACAAGATGATAGGCAAGAAGTCCATCGGTACTGGCTATGTCAAGATGGACGAGACCGGGCTCTGGTACGAAGCACAGCTGGACATGGCAGATTCCTACGGTGAGATGATCGCAAAGCTCTGCAAGCAAGGCAAGATGGGTTACTCGTCTGGTGCTGCCGGTCATATGGTTGAGCGTAAGAGTGTAGGCAAGGCGAGCGAGATTACCCGCTGGTGTATTGCTGAGGCAAGCATCACGCCTACACCTGCCGAATACCGGAACTCGGTCAAGAGCCTAGAGGATATGTACGGCATGGAGCCGATGGAAGAAGAAGAGATGGTAATGGCTCCTATGCCTGAACAATCCCCGGAAGAATACGCAGTTTCGGTCTTTGATGAGTCCGAAGGCGAGATGGTACATGAAGGGCTTGAAGCCTACTACGATACACTTTGCGGTGCTATCGAAGCGGTATCCGATCAAGCCATGGCAGATGCCATTATCAATGAATTTGCAAAACGTGCAAAGGCTCTCTATGCCATGCACGGAATGAAAAGCGTACAGCCTGCATCTTTGCGGTCTGTAGAGCGTCGGCTGCGGGATGCAGTCGGTCTTAGCCGGTCAAGCGCAAAGCGCCTTGCCCCTGTTGTCTGGGATTCACTGCGGGACGCAGACCAGCCAGAGACGCAACCGGATCTCGAAGTAAAGGCGAAAGCCACTGACATAGACGAGCGCCAGGAACTGCTGGCACGTCTGGAGTTAATGACTCAACTATGAATATCGAACAGTTGAATGCAAAGCGGGAAAGCCTGCTTGCAACAGCACGTGAGCTTGCATCCGGTGATGGTGACCTCGCACAGGTCAAGAGCATCATGGCAGAAGCCAAGAACATCGAAGAGCGTTTAGAAGCCATCAAGTCCCTCGGTGAGTTTGCACCAGCCGTCAAGCCACAGGTTGTTTCCCAGCCTTGGAAGTCCGGCATCAATGTGCAGAAGAATCCATTTGGTGGATCACAAGACGAGAAGAACATGAAGGCTTATGTCTTCGGTCAGTACGCTCGTCACTTGGCTGGTGTCAAGTCTGCAAGCAAGTGGTTGTCTGACAATGGGCATCTTAAGGCACAGACCGAAGGCACTCCTGCGGATGGTGGTTACACTGTTCCAGATATCGTTTCCTCGGACCTCATCTGGCTCCGTGAAATGTACGGCGTTGCACGTCGCAACTCCCGTATCTACCCGATGTCCTCGGATACCTTGCTTGTTCCTTCCGCTACTGCGTCCACAACTGTGTACTACGCATCTGAAGCAACAGCAATCACGGCTTCCGATATCACCTTTGGTCAGGTCAGCCTTGCAGCTAAGAAACTTGCAGTCCTCACGATTGCATCCAAGGAACTTGGCGAAGACACGGTTATCGACCTCGGTGCTGCTCTTGCCCGTGACATGGCTTATGCCATTGCTAAGGAAGAGGACAACGCTTGTTTCAACGGTGACGGCACATCCACCTATGGAAGCATTACTGGTATCCTTCAGGCTGTCTACGGTTTGAACGCCACCAAGGCTAACATTGCTGGTGTTGTAGTTGGTGCTGCACTCTCCGGTGCTGCATTCAGCAACTTCACGCTTGCAAACTTCCAAGCCATGGTCGCTAAGTTGCCAACCTACGCAGACAATGCGAAGTGGTATATGCACAAAGACCTGTTCTTCAATGGCGTTGCTGACAAGCTCATCGCCCTTGGTGGAAACGCAATCTTGGACATTCAGAACGCTTACACCCAAGCACCTACCCTGTTCGGCTACCCGATCGAGTGGGTTCAGAATATGCCTAAGTCCCCAGCTGCAACAACCCCTGTTGCTATCCTTGGTGACCTCAGCAAGGGCGTTGCTTTCGGTGACCGCCGTGCAATGACGGTTGAAGTCAGCGACCAAGTCAAGTTCGTTGAGGATGCGCTTACCTACAAGGCAACCGAGCGTTTCGCATTCAACGCACATGATGTCGGAAACGTGAACGCGACCGCTTCCGCCCGTGTCCCAGGTTCGCTCATCGTTCTCGCAACCAGCAACGCTTCCTAAGCGTAGCCAGTTTTATGTCAAGCCCTCGGCAGACGTGCCGGGGGCTTTCTCTTTGTCTAATGCGTTGTCTGAGCATTCGACTCTGTGTGGGATACTGAGCACATGATGACACGAGCCGAGGCGATAGCACAGGTATCACTTTTTGTGGATGCCCAGTCCTATCCGCAGATGTCCACCACCGATATAGGGTCTATCCTTGATAGCCTGTCCCGGTTCTCTACATGGACCGCTAGCACGGCTTATTCTGTTGGTGACCGTGTTGTGCCAGTAACACCTAATGGCAGAGTATACGAGTGCCGAGTAGCAGGAACAAGCGACAGCACCGAGCCAGACTATCCGGCTTACCCTGCGTACCAGTTCCAAGGCTTCACCATCGAGGACGGCTCATCGGATCCGGTGCTTACTTGGGTTGACCAAGGGCCAGTGCAGGTAGAGCGTTATGATGTCCGCTCAGCTACACGCCAAGCGTGGCTTATCAAAGCCTCTAGATGTGCTTCTGATATCGATGCCAAGGAAGGCACAAGCGATGTCAAACTAAGCCAACTCAAAGCGCACTGCATTGAGATGGCTGAACGATATCGTCCGGTGGTGTTCGCATGAGCCCTATCCTCCGTGCAACGCTTCAGGCTGGCTTGGTTCGCAACCTCTGCCAGACACCTATTGAGGTTCACCGCTTCACCTTGACTGAAGACGGCAGAGGCGGTGTTACTGAGACATGGCGCAAGGTTGCCGATTACAAGGGTAGATTGTCCAATCAATCAGACACAGAGAGCATTGTAGGTGGTGGCATCCAGCCATCAGCAGGCTGGAACGTTACTCTTCCTGTATCGGCTGATGTCATGGCTGACGACCGTGTTTACGTTGTTGGTGATGAATCAAAATATTACGACGTTGTTGGGACAGACTTTGGACAAACGGACTTGCTGGTTCAACACGTCGGACTAGTGGAGCGGGTGGCATGATGGCAGAATGGATGCAACTTGGAGCAGTGATAGGTATTCCTTTGATTGCAAGTATCAGTGGGCTATATAAGATGCTCTGGGATATCAAGAGTGACATCCGTATTCTGGTTCACGATGCCAAGCAGACCGAGGCGGATTTAGTAGTAATCAAGAAGGCGATAGCAAGACTAAGCGAGCGAGTAGCAGCACTGGAGGCAAGGCAATGAACAGCATCAGTATCAAGAGACTAGTAGTGGTTGTGATCGTGGCTTTCGTGACTTCCTTCACAACAGTATTTGGCGATGGTGTACGCACTGCTGAAGCGCAGGATGTCGCCGAGCTGGGCGCAGTGCTGGCACTGTACGGAAGCAAGGCGGTAGCGGCTGGTGTCTCCGCTGCGGTGTCTAGTGTGCTGGCTTTCCTTACGATGCCGTTTAGTGGTACGCAGATGAACGCTTTGAAGGTGGGCAAATGAACTTTCAGAACTACCGCTTAGAGCCTAATCCAAACAGCCTTGGTGATTGGCTTGTGTTTGGTGACATATATGACAACGATGGCAACTTACTTGGCACGTTTGGCGAGAATGGTACAAGCGTTTTTGGTTGGTGGGTGACTCAGGATTCCGCTTTTCAGTTTGATTACAGCAGTCAGTTTGCGATTGTAATGGGCAAAGAAATAGCGGCGGGGACAGCTGAATAATGGCTACATATTACGTTCGAACCGATGGTAATAATGCAAACTCAGGAACTGGAACAGCAACAAGTCAAGCGTGGCAGACGGTAACTTATGCGCTTGCAAATGCTACGCTTACATCAGGTGTAAATACAATCTACATTGCACCTGGTGTATATCGTGAGACTCCAACAGTAACGGTTACGCCATCAAGTACACAAACACTGGTTATTCAAGGTGATACTACTGGTTCGATTTTCACAGGTATTACACCTAATGCTGTGCGTATTACAAACTATTTAAGCGACAATACAAATCCAAGTTCTACAAACGTTTTTACGTGTGCAAAGACCTACGTCACATTGCGAAACTTGTCATTCGTTATGTATGGCAACGCAAGTTTCACAAACTCTGAATACATCACTATTGATAAATGTCTATTTGAATCTATAACTGGCTCCGGTGATGGATTGAAGATGGTTGCCAATGGAACAACATCTATAAATGGAACGATCACAAACTCTATATTTATTGGCAGATTTTCTTTAAATATTTGCGGACCTTCAACAGGTACAGCATTCAATTTTAATGTTGCCATCAGCGATTGTTTGTTTGTAGGAAATAGAACAATTCTGGTAGATACATCAAATTCTCAGTTCACCAATACAGTAGGAAATGGTTTGTCTATATACAACTGCACATTTTATGCTGTTGAAGGTATCGGTCTGTTTACTTCTAACTCAACACATCCGTCAACAATACGGAACTGCAATTTTATTGGGAATACTGGTAGTGCAAGCGTTGGAATAACATCGCAGGGGACTAATAGACAGACTGAAGACTTTAACCGTTTTTCTTGTGCAAACTCACGAAATAACGTTACAGCTGGTTTAAATAGTCAAGTTGGAGCAACTGGTATTGATTGGTCAATGAGTTACATAAATACTCTGCTTCCTGTAAGTATTTTTGCACCACTTGCATCTAGTCCATTGATTGGTGTTGGAACCCCTACTGGTGCACCTGCTACAGACATCTATGCAAATGCGTGGACATCAGGTACAGATGTTGGAGCATTCGCAAGAACATCATTTGCATCTACCTCGTTTTACTATCCAACAGAGCGCAACGCCTCAACCATTACAATCGCTCCGGGAAGCACATCACAAAGCATAGAACTATATCTCGGTGTTACAGGTCTAACAGCCTCCACAAGCGGTCTATCAGCCCGCTACAACCGCACAAGGACTGCTTCTGTAAGCATCCCTCTAGTAGCCCGTACAATCGCTCAGGCGTGGACTTCTGGTGGCTTTGCCGAGGTAGACGCAACCAACATGCCGGGGATTTATCGACTCGACCTTCCTGATGCTGCGCTTGCGGCTGGTGCTGACGATGTTACTGTTGTCGTACGTGGTGCAAGCGGTACTAACGGTGCGGTCATGACGGTCAAGTTATCCTCTGGTGGCTTGACGGAAGCGCAGACGGCATCTGCTGTTTGGGGTGCTGACCCATCAGGTTACATTGCAGAGACAGACTTCGGTGGCGTGGTAAATGCAACCCGTAGCCTAGTAGGCACCATTGATACTGAAATCGGTGATGTGGCTTCCAACGTGTGGGAAGAGCTACGCACAAATCACACAACGGCAGGTTCATTTGGTGAGTACGTCAATGCGGAACTAACAACCCCGGTCACTGGTTCATCGGTTGTTCGCATGGGCCCGTTTGAGGTTAGGGCGGATGGTCTTGGGGCTTCTGATCCGCTTGACATCCAGAAGGGCGCACAGCACGGCATCGATATCCAGTGTGTAGACAACAACGGCGCAGGGATTGACATCACGTCTGCAACGGTTACGGCTAAGGTCTACAACTCTGGTGCTACCTTAGTAGACACGTACTCCTGTACGGCAACATATGCAGCTGATGGCAGAGCGCAGTTTACAATCGATACTACGGTGACCAACGTACCGGGCACTTACACGGCTACGATTACACGCACAACGGGTGCATCTGATACGCAGGTATTCGGTCCACTGCGCATCTATGTGAGGGATATTTGATGGCATTGATTTATGATTTGACTGAAGACCCTCAGCAGGTCGTGCAAGTCTCCGCATGGGTCGGAGACTGGCACTCCTACGTTGTCCGATTGGTGGACGAACTAGGAAGCCCTGTAGACATTACTACAGGTACGCTTGGTGCAACCTTCACCAATATCGCTACTGGATCGTCTTACTCGTTTGGCGGTGGGAGCGTGACGCTAACTAAGCAGTACAGCGCACAAGGCATCTTGTCTGTGTTGAATCCTGCGGCTTATCCGACATCTGCCAACATCCGACTAACGGTATCTTTTACTGTTGGTAGTGATGTCCGGCGCTTTGGACCTTTAGAGATTGAGGTACTGGCTCCGTGAGTGTAACCGTATCACTGAAGACCGTCTCTCTAGACCGCTACAAGGCAAACCTAAGCAAGATAGAGTTTGTTGTAGGCACAATGGCTGCACAGGTTGAAGGCAATGCCAAAAAGTCTATATTGACATCATCGGGTAAATACAAAGAGCGTGTTAGTGGTCTAAACAAAGATATAACAACATGGTCAAGTCCACCCGGTACTCCACCTAATACCGACACTGGAAACTTGGCAAACAGTATCGGTCATAGAATGATAGGCAAGACTACCGCTGAAATCACCGCTGGTAAAAAGGGTGGCAATGCTACGGCAGATGCTAACTACGCCATCGCTCTTGAGCTTGGGTGGACATCTAAAGGTGGTAACACCGTACCGGCTAGACCTTTTATGGAGCCAGCCTTGATGAGCGTAAAGCCAGCATTCTTGAAAGCAATGAAGTCTGTACTAAAGGGTAAATAATGGCATACGAACCGGCAGTCATAGAACAATGGATCTACGAAACCCTGAGCGGTGATGCTACGCTCTTGGGGCTACTTGCCGTTGATAACAAGCCTGATGGTTACCAGATGGGCATCTATAACACCGTGGCTCCGCAGATTGACCCAATCAGTAGGAAGCCTGTACAAGTGCCTTATGTGGTATTCAGCCGAGCTGGAGCAAGCGGTGAAGACGAAGACACGCTGTGCGGTGGTAGAGCATTCACATACCCAAACTATCGGATAACCGTGTGGGATACTGAAAGCGGTGCAATGAGCATGGCAAGGATACAAACCATCATGTCTCGCATTGATACACTTTTGGATAATCAGACGGTAACCAGCACGAGTCCAAGGCTATATGTGCGTAGGACTTCAACGGATCAAACCTTTGCATTATCGGATGGTGGCAGGACGGATTACGGGGTGACAGCGGTCTATCGCTGCCTCACACAGCAGTAGGAGTAGACAATGGCATTTACAAAATCATTCGGTTTGGTCGGTGAAAACTGTACCGTAACCATCGCTTTTGGTGGCTTCCAAGATGGAGCCCCATCAACCTTTACAGCCAACACCTATACTTGTTTGGCTCGTTCCGTACGAACATCTACAACGGTAGACACGGCTGATGTATCTGCACTCTGTGACACAACCAAAAAGATGCAGGTTACAAAAGCATCTGGTTCCCTTGAAATCGAACTGCAGGTAG